TCTGACAGGTAAAGGAAACCTTTTGCAGAAAGCGCAAATCATTTTAACAAAAGGCGCTGGTCTTGCAATGAAGGCTTTGAACTTAATAATGAAAGCGGTTTTTGTTTTGAACCGAAAGCAATGAATCCTTTTAAATGAGCTGGCACGTCAACAAACGAATTAAAGTCAACGCCCATTTTTTTTGAGTTATCAATAGTAAGTTCGTAAAGTGGGCGCATATTTAACCGTTTATTAATAGACGCCTTTTGAATAGTTTTATACAGTTACTCTTATTTAGAATCAAAATAAATAACAAAATCTTTTCGTTGAATTGTGACGATTGTCATAATTATACCTATATTGCACTATCAAACAACGGGGAAACCCACTAAAAATTGACAAGATGAAAAATTTCGATTTATTCGAGACATTAGCACAAGCAACTAAACCAGTTACTAAAAATAACACAGTTTTAAACGTAGGAGAATACCACAGATTTAACGGTAAAATGATTAGAATTATAGAAAAGGAACTGCATAATTGGTACTACGTTGAGGAATCATCATCACACCCGAATAACCCTATTTGTTATAGCGTTAATATTAATGATATAGATTTAATTGATTAGCACTCCCTAGTTTCCGTCAATTCTACGGAATACACCGCCGCGCCTGTTTCGACTTGCGCGGTTTTTTATTTACTCAACTGTTGAAACGGCTTTAACTTGCGCCGAATCGTTTTGAATCTTTGTCACACTGTCAACAACTAGAACAGTATTCGAAGCGCCGCCAATTAAATCTTCAGTGCTTGTTTCGTTATTGTCAGGAATTCCAAAAGCTGAAACACCTGAAGACGAAGCCGCCGAAGCTGAACCGCTACCAGTTGCCGAAGGTGCTGAAACACTTGAACCACTTCCAAGAATTGATTTAGCTTTACTTGCCGCCGCTAGAACCGCGCCGATTTGAGTGGCGTAAAAGACAGGGAAAGCAAGCGCCGCACCTGGACCAGCCGCCGCCGCAGATTGTTGCGCTATTCGTAAGCCGTTAACAAATCCGACGGCTGTATTTATTCCGATTTCTGTCAATGCTAAAGCCTTCGCCGCCGCGCTCCCTTCTTTGGCAAGTCCAGCCAATTGACCAAACACACCAGCAACAGCGCTTAACAATTGTTGACGGCTTGTTATTAATGCTTCATTTGTTTTTTCTTCGCTTTCTTGTCGATCATTATCAAGTTGTTTGACGGCGGTGTTGTATTGTTCTTGAATTAGAAGCTTTTGTTCGGCTGTCAGCTTTTCGTTTTGTAAAGCTTGATCACGTTCCAGTTGTGCAAGTTCAAGTTTCAATTCTTGTTCCGCTTCAAAGTCGCCTTGTATTTGTAAAAGTTTTGCTTCAAGTGCCGCGCGATCACTTTCGTTTTTTATCGCTAAGTCAGCCGCGTCTTTTTCTGTTTTTAGTTTTTTAGCATCGGCTTCAAGTTTATCTTCAAGCGCTTGCAATTCTGTCGCTTGCTTGATTTTCAAGGCGGCTTCAAGTTCAGCGTTTGCGCCGTATTTTTCTTTTAATGCTTCACGTTCACGTTGTTGACGAACACCAAGCGCCGCAATTTGTCGCGTTGTTGCGTCTTTGATATTAGTAACAGAAAGATCAATCATTAACTTTTCAAGATCCGCTTGTTTTTTCGCTTCGGCTTTTTCTTCAGCAAGTCTTTTTTGACGTGCCTTTTTCCAGGCTTCGTTTCGTTTCCTTTGGTCAGCCGCTTCTTTTGCCGCCGCTTTTTCTGCTTCTGAATCTCTGAATTCATTGAAGCGTTTAATTTCTTCACGCTTTGAAATGTCGTATTCTTGACCGTTTAGCTTTAATTCTCTGATTCGTTTCTTATCAGCCGTGATTTCATCGTGAATTGATTTCGCTGTTTCGCTATCTTCTTCGGCTATTGCTTTCTTGTGAAGACGTTGTTTATTGTCAAGGAAATTTTTAATATTTTGAATTTCTTGTTTCCGTCCTTTTTCGTCTTCTTTCAAACGTTTCAACGTGTCCTTGTGAAGTTCTTCTTCAGTTGCTCCAGCCAATTCAAGTTCACGTCTTCGATTCTCTGAAGCCTTCTTGATCTTCGCTTGATTCTTTTCGAATGCTTTGTTTTGAGCGTCAATAGTTGCGTTCAGTCGTTCGTTTGCGTCGGCGGCTGATTCAGTAGCGCTTGAAAATATAGCGAAGGCGGCAACAACGGCGGCAATAGCGGCAACAATCAAAAGAATCGGATTCGCTTTCATTATTAAGTTCAAAGCCTTCATTGCAAGACCAGCGCCTTTTGTTAAAATGATTTGCGCTTTCTGCAAAAGGTTTCCTTTACCTGTCAGAATGTTCGAAGTTTTCTGAAGTGCGATTTGTGTTTTTGTTCTTGCGTTGTTAATCAAAAGCATTGCGTTCGATTCCTTTTCAAGAGCAACTTTGATTTGATTGATTCCAGTTAAAACAGTTTGAACGGCTTGAAGTTTGACAAGTGTTTCCTGAAGCTTTTCAGATTCAACACCAGCAAGCGCCATAGTTCCCTTGAACGCACCATATCCAGCAATTGAAGCTTGTCCGATTTCCATAACACCCTTCAAGGCTTGATGATCGTTCGCCATTCGGTTGGTCTCCGCTTGGATATCAATATAAGCATCTTTTAATTCAGCCGCACGTTTCAAAGCTTTCTGACCAACAGCCGATTGACGTCCAGCGCTTAGGGCAATCGCTTGATATTCCTGAATCTGCTTGTTCATCTTTCGAATGTTGATCGGTTCTTCTTTGACGATCTTGTTCAGCTTGTTCAGTTCGGTTTCCCACTTATTAGTTGACTTAGAAGTTTTTTGAACGTCTTGATTCAAATCATTGACAGAATTATTCACTTGATCAATTGATTTGTCGATCTTGTTCATATCTTGCGCCGTGTTGCCAGTGTCAACACCTACGGAAAACATTATATCTTCAGCCATAATAAACGGGGTTTTTAGTTATTTTTTTATTGTTCTTGTGGTTCAAATGAAACTTCAATCGGCAAGATTTCAATATCTTCAAGCGTCAACGTAGGATTTAATTCTGTTAACATTTTGAACATTTCTAAACGGAAAGCAAGGAAAACTTTCATTTCTTCAAATTCAGGTTCAGGCGTTTCTTCGTAAACTGGCAAATCGTCTTTGATCATATCGTTCAAGCCGATGATTTCAGCTTCACTTCTTAATTCAAAAGCGCTTCTTGAAACGATTGTTCCGTTTTCCAGGGCGTAAAGATAATTAGCACCGAAGTAATTCTTTCCTTGTCTTTGGCGGCTTTGAATCGTTCCGATTAAAACGTTTGTTTCTGTTCCTGACATCGGCTTGTTGTATGTCACCGCTTCTTTAGTTTTTAAAATCATATTGTTTTTTTTGTTAAAGTTAATGTTTTACGGAACAGTAGTGACAGCCGTCAGAATACCGCCGTTGAAAGTCATTGAAGCAATGTCACCAGATCCACCACCGCCAAAAGTATAAGTTGTTCCAGCCGCCGCGCCTAATCCTGTCACTCCGTTCACTCTGAAATTATTCGCCACCTCAACATATCCGCCTGAACCATTAAGGTAAACGTTTTGAGTTCCTGCTGCGTTTTTAACGCCTAAAGTTCCTGCTCCTGCTGCTTGTCTAAAATCAAAGATACTAGAACCACTACTATTGTAAAATTGAGCAACACCCGAAGATGACGCTAGTCTTGAATAAACTTTTAAAGCGTATTGAGCAGAATTTCCAATATTCCCGACTGCGTGAATTGCTGAATTTATCGTTTGTTGTGATTGATCAAAACTAACATAATTAACAGAAGCCGAATCGTATAAATTTACGTCACCATCGCCCTGAATTCTTACGACTTCGATAGCGCTTGAATTCTTAAAAGTAACTCTGTCAGAAGATAAAGCGCCACCAATACCGAAAGAAGTCGTTCCTGTTGGTGTCTCGATGTCACCAGCCACAATATTAAGCGCAATGTTTGAAGTTCCGCCTGAAACGTTTAAACTGATTCCAGTATTAACGGGGGCTGTTCCTGTTATTACAGATTTGAAAGAAGTTTTTGAAGTCGAAGCGTTCGAATTCATTGACGATTGAACACCTGTCGGCGCTCCCGTTCCTGTTGATGTTGTCAGAATAGCTTGACCGTTGTTCGTACTTGCTGAAATGTTTATTGGATTGCCAGCGTTACCGAAAAGGCTAATTCCTGAATTTAGACCGCCTACATTCATATATAAAGCTGTATTTGCGTTTGGCGCTACATTGACACCCACATTTTTTTGGAAAAAAGAACCATCGCCGCGAAAGTCTACAATTGCCGCCGCGCTACTTTCTAAACGAAGTAAGTCAGTCGCCGCCGATCCAGCAAGTTTGAAGCTTCTTGTTCCTACGGCTGATTGAATCAAGTCAGAATTTCCAAGGTTAATAGAAGCGCCGATTTCTTTAATTACTCCACCGTTCGAAGTGTAAAGCTTGCCGTCAGCGTCATTCATGTAAATTTCTTGGTCATAAATATCAGTTGACAGCCAGTCGCCGTTTCTGTGATCTGAAGAAGCTGGAATTGTTGCGATTCCTGTTCCGACTTTAAATATTATTCTGTTTGTTTGGTCTGGTATTCCTGAAGCCATTTGTTAAGAGTTTTTAATAGTTGAACTTGATTTTGTTGGTGACTTAATTCCGCCACTTAAAACAGTCACGTCAGAGTCATCAGAAGATTGACCGCCTGAAATAACTGAAATAGGGCGAACGTCTTTAATGGGCGGCGAAGGTAATGAAAACCTTTTCGGTGAATTCGCTTGAAGTATCTTGACAAGCTCATATTGTGTTGATTCTGTCACGTCGTCGTCATAATCCGAAACTTCGTTCATTCTGAAAAGTACGCCGTTCCACATTTTGAAAAGACTGAAGTCAAGCTTGTTGATTCTATCAGCGTTTGTTTTTAAAAATAATTGAATTAGTTTCGCATCGCGTCCAGTTATTTCTTTTACGAATCTTTCATGATAGCGACTGAATAAATTGTCCGTTGTGTATGAACTAGCCGCGTAATATAGAATGATAGGAACGCCGAAATTCAAATCAAATGTTGCTGAATCTTTATCGTCTAAATGATGAACGCAAGGATATGTTGTCAAGGTGTCGAAAGATGAAATGTTATCCGTATTCGTCAAGCGCCACTTTCCAGCCTTTAAACCATTGTAAAAGAAAACGCGCGGCTTTCCTTTGAACGGCTTTGTCACATTTGTGTTTTCATCATATTGAATGATTCGAGGAATTACCAAAGTTGTATTAACAATATCAACTGGCACGGATTGAGCGAAAGGCAATTGATAATTTCGTTCGCCTTTCTGAAACGTTGATTCAACTTCGTAAACCTTGTCACCATAACCAATGTTAAATTGTTCGCGATAACGTTTGTTGTCATAGTCATTATCTTGCGCCCAAAGAAAGTTATAAAAGCGCCCTTGAATTGTGCTTGAAGGCGGATTGATAACAATCGGCTGACTATGGTCAACAATGTCGGTAATATCATCGAAGTTTTCTGTCGATTGATAATAGTCTTCTAAAGGTTCAATTTGAATAACGCCGTCAATATCTGGATCTGAAAGCATCAAATTCCCCGCTTTAATAACAGCGCTCAAAAATGTAGCCGCTTTCATTTTTGGAATAAACCGTGAAAGATTTATTTCAGCCCCATCAATTATAGAATTTTCTATTGAAGTTAGATTGAAAGAAATATCAGTTGTGTCGGTTGTTGTTAGTGTGATAGGTTCAGCGTCAGCATATAAGTCATTCACGTATGTAATGACGTTTCCTGAAAACATTATATCAACAGTAATGACGTCACCAGTAACAAGATCAAGCTCGATAGATTTCGCCACGTCTTCAGAGCCGAAAGCTGTCGCAAATTCAACTTTACCTGTTGGAATCCAAGCGCCGTTTTTCTTAATTATTAAAAATTTGATAGCTCCATAATTGACTAACGTCATCGCGCCAATATCAAGCGAAAGGTCAAGAACTCCAGCAAGATCAATTCTATAACGTCCAGAATTCGCTATTGTTATTTCACCAGTTGACGCGTCGTATTGTGAAAGTGTGTCTTGATCAATCGTTTCGACATAGTTAGTATCTTGAAAAAGATTCAAAGTATCGAACGCTTTAAATAAAATATTATGACCTGAAGCGCTACCAACAGAATGATAGTAAACTTTACTTTGAACATTTGAAAAGTCGCCGTGAAATTGCGTTTGACGTTGTGCAATGTCAGCCAAAGACAAAGAAAACTTGTCACCACCACCGAAGCCGAACGTCAGCTTTTTAATTAACGTCGAATCAAGCCAGTCACTTGAATAAGTGTAACCAGCCAAATCAAGACATTTTTCAATGATTTCACGCCAGTAAACAAACGGAACTAAATCGGCGGTTTTGTAAGTTGTCGGCGATTGTAAAGAATAGCCGTAATTAATCAACGGATAAAGATAGCCGAAGCCGTCAGGATTTCCAGCCGTGAAATTCGAAACAGGTGAACCGCTAACTTGAACCGAAGTGTCCCATGAATTCTTGACGTTCGTTCGTGTTAAGGTGTGATCATATTCGCTCCAGCCTAATTCAGAAACAAGCGTATCTTTCAAGATCATATACAAGTCAACAAAATCAGAATAAAGAATGCATTCAAAGGAATAATTGCCGTCAACGATTTTAACGCTTTTCACCTGAATCAATCCGTCAAAGACAATCGTTCCTTTTTTATAATATTTTGCTTCAGCTCTAATTGTTGGATTAAAATCAAAGCCCGTCAACGTTGTATTGTCTAAACTTGTTAAGGATAAATCGTAAGTTGAACTAAAGAATTCAAGATTTTTTCTTGTTCCAGGTAAGACGATTGAACGTGAATAGTTTCTTTTTCGCTTTTCGGGTTCTTTAACGTCAGCAATCGAGAAATTTAAAGGAAAAGGAACACCGTCAGAAAGGTCGATTTCTGTTCCGTTAATTATTAAATGCCCTGTTGACTTCATATCTTCGGCGAATTTCGAGAATTAGACAAAGATAGCTTTATTGTCACATTAAATAAATCTTCAAAGAAGTCGTTTTCTAGTTTATAGGAATTACTTGCAAGCGTTACTCTTGAATAAGTTGTCAAATCAATTTGCATATTCACAAGAACACCGTCGAAGACAGATTCAACAAGCCAGTTTTGAATGCTTTGTGTAAGCCAATCAGAAACCAATTCAATCGAAGGTGTCGTTGTTACTAGATAGCCAATTTCGCCAGCGTTATAAGCATCAAGAACGTATTCGTCACCGTTCCAGTTTCCGAATTGCTTCTTGTATTTCTTTGTAATTGTCGCGCCTGTTTCAATTGCGTTGTGTGTGAAGGTGAATTGATCGAAGCCGCCAAGATGATTCAGCCAAATCAAATGACGTCCACGATAACCACATTCGCGATCAATATAGAAAGTCTTTATCTCTGACCAATCGAATGCACCGCTTGAAAGTATTTGAACAAGAACGCGGTCAGTATCATCGGCGTTCGCTAGTGTTATTGAACCACCATCAACAAGCAAGTCAAGATTAACTCTTAATTGAACTATTTTAATAGTGTTCGAAATTGCTTCACTGTACGATGTTACAATTGACCCTGAAGAATCGACAAGCGTTATTTTTGCCGTTAAGTTGCTTTGTGCCCTTGTTATTATTGAAAGATAGTAGTCACCACCTGTTCGAAGCGAAATGTCATCAGTCAAATCAGTCAAGAATTTTCTTGAAGAACTTCCAGCGCTGTAATCTGTTGACGTCCAATTCACTATATTTTCAGGTGACAAGCTGGCTTTAAACGTTGTGATTGTTATACTTGTATCACTCGCTTGATTAGTTGCGGGCGTTCCGTATCGCTCGAAAACCTTGATATAAATTTCACGATTGTTTGAAGCGTCAGCAACAACAGAAGTTTGACCAATGACGGGCGCTGGAGTTTTCGCCGTCATCTTTTCGGACGCGTCAAAGTGTGCATAAATTCCAACTTCTGGAAAAACTTGATGATTTGAATCAAGAACACCGTCAACGTAAACTTCGACAATATATGAAAAATTTGGTTGCGCCGTTTGGTCGCTACTGAATCGCCAAATGATAGGATTATCAGAGGGCGTATAAACGTCAGGATTGTCGTGTATTGTTACGCTCATTTAATTATTATTGTTTTGCCAAGGTTCAACGATTCTAATTTTTATAGCTTTGCCGATTACTTTTGTAATTGGATCTTGTATCTGTTTAACAAGCGATTTGTTGACAACATCTGAAAAGAAAGGTCGCGCCTTCTTTCCGTGCTTTCGTATGTTTGTCATTATCGCATACGTGAAAGATTCGAAGTTAGAAAATTCTTCGGGCAACTGCAAACCGCGTTGAGGAATCCATTGTTTTATTGCTTCTGAAAAAGATAATTCTCCTGGAGGTGCTGAACCGTGGTCAGGCGCGCCGTGTGAAATCTCTGTACCGTTCACGCCATAGTTGACATACTTCCAGTAAAAGTCAGCGCTTGTTTTGACTGTCACCGTGTCGCCTTCAAGTGTTGCTTCTGTTGCGTGGATTGATTGACTTAAACCAGCCGAAGAAGTATTGATATTATATTCTTTCAGCTTGTCTTTTAACTGAATAATAATGTCTTCAGTGATCGACATAAGCAATTGACCAAGCGCCGATTGTGGCTGATTGTCAAGAATAGCTTTTGAAGCTCCAAGATTTAATTGATTAAGAATTTCCGCTTCGCTTGCCACGCCTTGACCTTTTACTATTAGACGCTTCTTTCTTATTTTTATACAGTAGAAATTGAACGCGATGATTAAACGTGTAAATGTTTAATTGCGTTACTTCATACCATGAAAGGTTGTATTCTTTCGAAAGCAAGTGGACTAATTCTTCCCACTGAAAACGACTTTTCTTGACGTTCTTCGGCTTCTTCTTTTTCTTTACGTCTGATTTACCTTGTTGCTTAATTCCGTGAATCCGTTCGTTAACTTCTTTGATTTGTTCAAAAAAAAACCTATCACATTAAGAAAGTCAGTTAGTTTGAAATGTTCTTTGAAAATCTTTTCGCGTTCAGCAAGTGGAAATTTGATGTTTTCGTTTGCGTCTAGTTGACCATAAACGCCTTCAGGTATGTAAAGCATTGCCATTAATAAAGTCGGACGCGGTTCTTTCGGTAATGAATCTAAATCAATATGCCAGCCGCTTGCGACTTTGTGCGGATTCACTAAATAATAAGTTTCGCCGTTGACTTCAAGTTTCTTCTTCGGCTTGTCAGTCTTCTTGAATTCACCAAATAGATTGATACAATGATGAAAAATACGAATGACTTCTTGAATGTCAACGCGGTGAATTTGAACGATGTCAGTTCCAGTAATACCAGCCACGAATTCACACATTTGTTTCACTGTAACGTCGCCTTGAAATTTTACATCTGACAAGACTTTGTTGTGACGAATGCGAAGGTCATCAATTGTTGCTGGCGCTTTTATTTTGATTTCTTTCATTGCGGTTTTAATTTGCCAATTGTTATTTCTGTTATTTCAAAGCCTATCTTATTTGAAATCAACTGCAATAGGTCGAAATGATTATCTTTAACACAGTGATTCTCACCGTTTATTATAACCATCAACCAGCGCGAGTTGATAGGTTCGCCTTCTTCCATTGGTTCAATAGTTATATTTATTTTACTTTCCATATCTCAAAGAATAAATTTCATTTGCAATTTCATTTTGTCGGCTGTTGTTTCTTTCAGTTTCAAAGATAGATGTTCTGTGATCAATGTCAAGTTGTTTAATCCAGCCTTTTTCATGAGGTTGTAAAACAATATCAACACCGTGATTTGACGCGGCAAGTGAAAAAACCAAATCGCTCATTTTCTGATCTTTCGCGTGTGCTAATCCAACAGGATTGAAAACGCTTGTCTTGAAACCTGTCACACCAGTTCCGCAAACGTCAAGGCGCTTCGGAATTCCAACAGAATCGAGACAACGAAAAGAAATATGTTCTGAATAATAGTCGCGATTTAAGCCGCCTAAAATTCTGCCGTGGTGTGTTACTATCATATTCGTTCGCTCGATGTCCTGAACCATCCTTTCGACGTAGTCTTCAGGATAAAGAAGATCATCGTCACAAGTCAGATAATAAACATCTTCGTCAATGTAAGACAGCCCCGCGAATTTTCCGTTATCTGTCAAATCTGGCTGACCTTCTTCGCTGTTATCCCATAGAAGTATATCGTCAACTTGATTCGCTAAAGATTCAATTGCCTGTTCACAAGCGTTTTCACGTCCTGCAAAAGTTGCCATTCCAACGATTACTTTCATAATGTTTGATTTGTTACGAATTTACTATTTATTCTTGATAAAAGCTAAAGTCATTATATTTTCAAAGTCGCCTTTTCTGATTTCGTCTTCTTGATGATTAACAAGAATACATTTCCAGCCGTGTTCAAACATTAATGATTCAAGCGACATCGGCGTGAAGTGGTGAAGGTGTTCGTTCGGCTTGCGGTGTTTCCACGTTTCAAAGTTCTTACCTTTCAAATTCGGCATTGACATGAATATCATTTTCGCCTTTACGTCTTTGATAAACGATAAATCTGGAATATGTTCGAAGGCGTCCCAAAATGAAACAACGTCATAAGAAAAAGAATAATCGTCAACAGCTTGACAGCCTTCAGGAACTTCTTCGCCTGAAATATCAAGCCCAAAACATTTAGGAATGAATTGTTTCGCGTTCTTCAAAAAAGAACCGTCACCGTAGCCGACATCAAGAAGCAACAAAGGCTTTTTCTTGAATTGTACTTCGAAGGCTGTCAATACTGAATGAAGCCTAATTGACATTAAGATGTCAGAAGCTTTCTGATATTCGGGCGTTCGATATGTATCAACGTAGTTCACATCATACGAAATCACTTCTGGATTCAGTTGGTGAATAACGCCGTGTGAATCTGTAAAGTATTCGAAGCCGTCTTTTGTTTTGATTGTTGTCATTTGTTTGATTTTAAAAATTCAATAATTGCTTCACTCCAATCGTTTTGATTTGCAATGATAGCGTTTTCGTTTCGGTTTTCGTTTCTAGGTCGAAGACAATCTTTCCAAAGTGCAAGCTGATTCTTTTCCATTGCTCCAGCGACGTGATAAAATCCAGTTGCATTTGTGATAATCCATTTCGCGCCAGCAATCAAAGAAAGTGATTCGCGTATATTTCCGAATGAACCTTCAAAGATGTTTCTGTTTTGGTCGTTTAAAGATCCAGTTCCGAACACTGGAATTGTCGAATTGTATTTGATTACTTCTTGAATCTCAAAAGGAACAAGCTTCTTTTCAAGATACGATTGTTCTTCACTACCTGAACCGTTGACAAAAACGCCGTAGTCGTCAGGAACAGGAACAACGTTATCAATAAACGGCTTGAATGCTGTCTTCAATCCAAGTATATTAATTGAAATAAATTCTGAATCTTTGCAAGTGTTCGCGCGATTGATCATATCAGAACCGAACAGCTTGAAACCTTGTGGCTTTGTTATCCGTTTAATGTACGGCGAATTCTTGTAGCATTCCGCGACGTATTCAGTCTGAAATAATACAGGAATCTTTTGACCATGTACTTCGAACAAGTGCCGAATAGTCGGCGTACAATTCACGAAGTTTCCAAGGGCGAAGCCTTTGTCTTGTAGAATATAAAAATCCATTAGAGCGTGAATAAAGCATAAAGCGCGTAAGCAATCGCGGCAAGTCCAATGATTAAAGCGAAACCGCTTCCAGTTGTGTTTTTGTTTTCGTTGTTTTCTTCTTGATTTTCCATGTTATATTGATTTTAGGGGGTTCTTGATTCTTTCTTCTTTGTGCATTACTGATTCGTGTTCACCATGAAAAGCTAACGACTTGACAGGCTTGAACATTGGAACACCTAAACGAAACAGTCTCATTGTAAGTTGCTGACCGACTCCCGAAGATATTCCTGGCTGATTGAATCTAGTTAATGGAACAGGATTCATTTCAAAGTTAAGCAATTTTAACGCGGCACGATTGCAAAAGAAACCGCAATCATTGAAGCCGACATTGATAGTATCTTCGTCAACGTTGAAAACTTTGGTGTGAATAAAGTTCTGTTCGCGCCCGTCGTTGATTATGTTGTAAATGTACGGCTTTGATTTAAACTGATTGTGAAGCTTCTTGATTCGCTTCAAGTCGATGTTCGTGAAATCGTCAGGCGTGAACATAAAGAAATCATCGTCAGATTCTTCGCACAATTCAAGCGCCAGATTCCAAGTACGCCAGTAGCCAGCTTTGCCAACGTGTTCGAATTTAATGAAGTTACAATCAAGCGGCTGAAGATCGAAGTCAGAACCATCGTCAAGAACAACGAAATCTTCATTCTTCAATTCGCTGACAACTTGCTTCAACATTTCGAAACGGTTGTATGAAAATACGATTATCATAGTTTTTCTATTTCTTGTTTTACTTCTTGCCAGTATTCACGACTATAAAACTCAATAGTTTTTTCTAACCTGTTAATTAATTCCTCTATTGGTGTCTGTTCTTTCATATTGTTTGATTTATGACAAATATAACAATAATTATTTAACGAATAACGTAAACGCCTTTATGCGGATTTAGATCGAAATAGGCTCGCATCATTAAAACGTCACGCCAATCGGGCGAACGTCCAATGTTACCTTTGATTTTTTCCTTTGGTAGTATTTTGAGCTTTCCGTCTTTGTCGGCGTCATAGCTTTTAAGCTGTTCAAGTTCTTCAATGATTTCGTCTTCGTGATCTTCTGACAATTCGCATTGAATAAAGATTTCGTTCAACTGGATCTTTTCAGCTAATTTATAACAACATTGACTTTGAAGATTCGAATAGTTTGGAATCGTCTTCTTTCCGTCAACAATGATTTGAACAGGGCGTGAACCGTTGACGAATCCCTTTATTCGACAATTGTCAACAACACCACCGCCGACACCATCTTCATCAGCTATTACGTTCTTGCTGGCAATTTGATGTTTTGCCCTTAGTGCGTTGATAGCGTTTTGAATTTCAGTCGTTAAAGACTTGTCAAAGATAATAACTTCGATAACCGTCCAGCCTTCCCAAACTGCTATGATTGCCCTATCAGAACCAAGACGCGCAATATCAGCCGTTATAAATTTCTTTTGATCTTTTGGTAAGTGATCGTTTTCGAAGATTGATAGTATGTTATCATAATCACAAAGCGCTGTCGGGTCATCGTCGTATTCCCAATTCCCAAAAAGAAGACGTTCCTTTTCGTGTGTTGAAAGTGAGCGTTGCAACATATCCAAATAACCAGCGTCAAGCATTTTATTATCGGACGGCAAGGCTTGAATAAACTTTTTATTCGGCTCTAAGATTCCAGCTTTATTTTTTTTGTAATAATCTTTGTATAGGTAATTCTTCGACGGGTTACAAGTCTGAATGATTTTACCTTTAAGATTATACTGTTCATTCTTCCAACGTCCAACACTGGCAAGAAGATTATTCTTTGCTTCGGCTTCGAATTGACCAGCTTCTTCTAACATTCCTCTGGTCATTTGCATTGAACCGAATCTGTAATAAAGTGGGTCACTCGGTTCGTACTTCGCTTGAAGAAGAAACACCTTTGAATCATTGTAGAGTCGAAAGAAATTATCTTTTCCGTCATATTTATAGTAACGTTCATCAAGCCCGAAGCCGTCTTGCATTACTTCATGAACTGTCGGCGTTGTGTATTTCCTTAAATCGTTTAGATTCTTTCGAGCTATAAAGTAATGAGTTCCAGGATAAATAAGAGCGTCGCCGAATATAAGTGAAGCGCCAAGATAAGACTTGCCTGAACCTTTTGAACCACCATAAACAATATCTTCAATAGAATCATCAAGCCAATGTTGACAGGCTTCTAACTGTTTACTGTTTCCGTGTGCGTCAAATTTGATTTGCATTTATTCAGAATCATCTTCTTTCGATTCGGTGTTATTGATTTGCATTCCTGTTATCGTTTGAATCTTTTCACCGCCTGAAGTTATGTCAACTTTGTCGCCGTATTTCTTCGGCATTAACTTTGAAGCGATAAACTTTCTGGAATCAACTCGAAGTTTACTTCTTGAAGTCCATTCCTTATCTTCGATCTTGATCTTCTTTCCGTGCTTGTCAAACGTTTCAATCGTATCTTCTTTGCTGTCATCTGAAATAGAAATAATTTCATCGGCTAGAAGGTGTGCTTGTTCGTCGCGCGCGTGCGTGTAAATCTGAACCAATCCGAGCGCCTTTCCATCTTCTTTTTTATCATCTTCTCGAAGCCATTTATAGAAAGCTCTTGAAGTTATTCCGAAGTCTTGACAGATGAATTTCAGCCCTTTCGAAGACAGCGCTATTTCGTCACAAATCTGATTAAAAAGTTCAATTGAAAACTTGCTATTTCCGTGCTTCTTCTTTGTCATTAGACAGCCATTCGTTTACGAACTATGCAATTGTAAAAGGCTTTTCCTTTCTTGTCAGTCACGCGTTTAATTGCGTGATAGTTATTCTTTTCACAAAAGAAAGTAATAAATCCTTTGACAGCTTCTTTTTCTTTTGGGTTCGTGTTTGTTTTGATACACCACTTCAAAAACTTTTCATTGAATTTGCTTTCAGAAATACTTGTGTAGTGTTCAATGATTTTATATCCTAATTCTTCAGGAGTCGGCTTTTTTGCTTTCCGTCTTCTTATCGTTTCAGGTTTCTTCGTTTTCTTTGTGAAAAGATTCTTGAACCAGTTTATAATTCTTTTGAAAAGATTCTTCATTTTGTTTGATTTGGTGAATTACTTTCTTTTTCTTCTTTCGCGTGGTGACGCTTTAGCGTTCGATTTTTTTTCAGCTTTTTTCTTTGCTGGCGCTTTCTTTTTTGTTTCAACTTTAATCGGTGAAACATCTTTTTCTTCGCCTGTTTTTATAGAAAGATCAACGTTGATTTCTTTTTCTTTCGTGATTGACTTTGCAAGCTTTTCTTTGTCATCTAAGTCAGTCGGAAAAACGAACGGCTTTTCTTCTTTGTTTGCTTTTGTGACAGCTTTCGCGATTGATTCGCTTTTCTTGTCTTCTTTCGGCTTCAGTTTCTTTGTATTGCTTGAAAGAATCTTCGGCTTTGGATCTGGAAAGATTGCTAAATAGTTTCGAATAATTTTGAACGCTTCAGGAATACAAGTCGAACAGCCTTTTGAAAGAACGCGATTTGTGATAAAGTGATAAACTTCGACAAGGTTATTGAATTGATCTTCAGAAATTCGAACGTTGTTATTGATCGCGTCATCTTTGAACGCTTCAAGTTTCGCCTGGAGTTCTTCAGTTAGTTTTTTAGGTGTGTTGTCTCTTCTTTTCATGGTGTTATTTGTTTCTGTTGTCTAAAAATACGGCAACAATAAAAGCCGTCATTGAATTTATGATAATAGTTCCTATTGATGAATCGAACCAAATCCACATTATTAAGCCGACAAGGTTTGAAGTCCAGAATGTAAAACATGGTAAGCATCGAAGAACTTTCCAGCTTGCTATTCTTTTCGAAACATAGGCTGAAATTCGAAATTGAAGATTGAATTCTTCGAGTAGCGCGAACGCTATAAATATACTAATTATTGCTTGCGTCATATCGTTTGATTATTTGTTTCCTCACAAATGTAGTGATTCTAATTAGTGTTTCATAACGAATTCCAGTTTTACGGGTAAACTCTTGATAGTTACGCGTTTGCGCTAATTCTTCGAAAGCTTTGACGGCGTACAAATAACGACCTTCTTTTTTTAGTTGCTTAATTATTTCTTGAATCTGTTCAGTGTCGGCTTCGAAATATTCACATTCTAAAGAATCGAAATCGTGTTCATTTCGTTTTGAATAATTCTTGTTATAAAGACTTGATTTTTCACGAACTTGATTGACCATCATCTTATAAAAATAAGCGTCTAAATCTTTAGGCTTGACGTCCTTCATCATCAAACGTTCGTAACAAATATGAACCAAATCTTCGCCGTTGTCGCCAGCTAGTGTTTTCCCTATTGCGTAGAACTTATTCAAATCAATGTTCATAGTACAAATGTAACAAAAAAAAGCGCATCGTTTCCGACGCGCTAACCTAACCAGTTATTTTTGAAAAATTAAGAACTACAAAGATACTATTTTTTTGCTCTTAATCTGAAGAATCCTTCATGTTGTGGAAAAGCCTTCATAAATTTTCGGGCGTAATCTGGCGCGAAGTTGTTGTTTACTTTGAAGGTGTCGCCTTCGGCTTTTACTCCAGTATGCCAGCGAATCAATTCAATGATTCCTTTCGCGCCGTAATTGTGGAAACCTTTGTCAATTGTTTTGTGTGTGTAATGCGCGAAGGCTTGCCAAATTTGCGGATTGTCGTTGTCGTATTGTTCGAAAGTCATAGTTGTTTGATTTAAAAATTCGGGTCTGGTTTTGATACGTGCCAGCTTTCACGTTCGATTTTTTCTTTTTCGTTTTGTTTCTGTTTTTTGATTTCACCTTCACGAAGTAGCGCGAAGAAGATAACTCCAGCGATTATACAAACGAACAGCAAAGCCAAAGGATTCGGAAATATTTCTTTCATCCGATTTTGGTTTCAACGTCTTCGTTCGGATTCACAAGATAAAGTTCAAGATCAAGGAATTCACAAATTTTCTGAAGTGTTTCAAGTCGAACAGTACAATTCTTAATTGTTTTCCAAAGGTGACGATCTTCGGCTTTGACGTATTTTGAAACTTGCTGTTGTGTGATCTTCTTCACTTTCATTTCAGCTTTCAGCGCTTCGAATGTTATTAGTTTTTGTTTAGTCATTTTCCTTTTTTATTTGTTGATTAATTAGTTCAAGTTCAGCTTCGTATTTTTCAGCGTCGAAGAAGTGATCTTGACGCCTTGCCGTTCTGATTTTTGTCTTCAGCCGTGAAGCTTTGAATTCAAGTTCGTTCATATTTTCTTGATTGATTTCATCGCGTCAATAAATCTTTTTTGTATTGTAACGATTCTATGAAGTTCATATTCGATTTGGCTGTTAATGTTGTCGGCTGGTTTTTTTGAATCATCCCAAACAATGACTTTTGAATTCATCTGACTACCTAGATAAAAGCCGAAACGATTCGTGACGTTTGAATATATCGACAAAATACTTCCTTCAATATTCATTGAAGTTCTGATTGTTATTCGTTTGCCTTTGTGTTTGTTAACTGCTCTCATACTGCCAAATTTAAACCGTTAATAAATTCGATGTTTTCGACGTTCTTCACTTTCCAGGCGCTTTCAAGTTCTTCAAGATATTCGTTTCCAAGATTGCAAGAAAGCTTTATTCTTTCGATGTCTTCTTTTGTCGTTGTCACCTTGAAGATTTTGATTCTGTCTTCAATTGGCAAGCGTTCGAAGTTGAACAGTTCGCGAACTTCTTCAAGAAATTCGTCAGTCATTGTTTTCAATCCCGCTTCTTTGAGCAAGATCCAAGCTTCTTTTTCAAGTAAGTGTTCAGGCATATTCATTAGAACTTTAACAACAAAGCCGTGATCAACTCCAGTGAGCCAATTATAACCGTGCATTTGTTCGACGTAGATTCTGTCAGTTTCTTTTTCGAATGTATTCAAGCCGTTCGGATAATAAGCATTTTTAATATCAAGCTGAAAATTCAAGGCTTTGAAAATCGTATCTGGCGTTCCTTGAATGTAATCGTTTGAAAAATGCTTTTCGTTCTTGACAGCCATTGGAAGACCAAGGAATTTAACGACTTCGTGAATTGCTGGAACTTCTTTCAAGTTTCCTTTTTCAGTTTGCTTCGAAGTAAAGCGTTTTTGAAAGTCGAATTTCTTACCGAAGAAAATATCTTTGATGTGAGTCTTCGCGCCTTTGCTGATTGCTGGCGGTGCGTCACGTTTAACGATTAAAGCGTCACGTTTTTCTGCTTGCTTTTCAGTTAGTTTGATTTTCGACATTAATTCAATCAGATCAAGCGATTGTTTCGCTGTTAATTGTGTCGCTCGGTCTAGGTGTGTAATGTTTCCAAGTGCTGAACACCTGAATTTGTGCTTGTTTTTCATAGTTATTAATGTTTGATTTGTGATAAAAGTACTAAAATTATTTTGATTTAACTTTAATCTTCGACAATTCTTCTTTCTGGTCTTCGCTTAAATCATAGTATTGAACCACTTCTTCAAGCGTTGTCGTTTTCTTTGTGATTCCTTCGACGATTTGCTTGAACGTTTCAGCGTCAACTTCTTGTGGTTCTTCTTTTTCTTCAGTAGAGTCGATGTAATCAACTTCGATGATAGCGCCTTCAAGATCATCTTCAGTTTCAAGAATCACGGCTTGATCTGATTGAACAGCTTTATGCATTTCGATTGACAGAATTCCCCACTTCGAAAGCATATTCTTCAAAACCGTCTTCTTTGCCATTGCGTGAAAATGAACTTGCCACGGTGAAGAAGATTGCTTGTATGACTTTGAATATTTTTGCGCGTGTGCTTCAGTTTGTTCTTTAGTCCAGTAAACTGTTTTACTGAATCCGTTGATTAATTTGAAATAACCACAATAACCAACAACACCGCCTGAAGGTTTCGCGTTAAAATCGGCGTCAAGTTCTTCGGTAAGTGGATTGAAAGATTCAAATTGATTTTCGTAAACCTCAATAACATTAATCGAAGTGTATTGACCTGTTCTTTGTGCAAGTTGAACGAAGCCTTTCCAGCCCATTTGAAATTGAGCGACTTGTCTTTTTTGCCAAGATCCAGTTGAATCTTTGAAGCTTTCGTTGTACGGTACTATCCAAGCAAAGCCAAGATTTTGATTAATTGGCAAGTCTAAAGTAGCCGCCATCATCGCCGCCGTATAAATCGAAGCGGTGTCGGCTTTAGCTAAAAGCTTATTGTTTGCTGTTACCTGAAGAACGCTTGAAACGAATCCAGCCGATTTTTCACCAAGTAATTCCTGGAACTTGTTCTTGACTTTATCTTGCGAAAAAAAGTCTTTTGTTGTAATGTTTGACATAATTTATTTATTTGATTGATTTTTATTAAAATGTTTTAATTCGTGTTCTTCGACTTCTGTCATTCCTTGCCGATCGCCGTTACTGTTGTAATATTTCACGCTATAAGTAAACCATCCGTTTAGATTTTCCGACTGACTTACTTTTATGATAATAGCTTCATGACCGTAAAAGTTTACTTTTTGTCCTTTTGTAAATTCTGATTTATTTTTCATAGTTATTAATGTTTGATTTGTGACAAAGTTAATAATAATATTGGATTGATTGTGATTTATTTAATAATTATTTACGCGCCTTGTTCGAAAATGTTTGTTTGATTCTCTGGCGCTTCTTCTTGAATTGGTTCTTTTATTGCCTGGTTTAGTGTTTCAATTGAATTTAATAAATCCGCGATTGATTGATTTAATTCAGCAACTTTAACAGGCTTTAATTCATTGACAAGGAACGCTTCAAGAACTTTCTTTTGATCTTCAAGAAGTTTAATTGAATAATTCATATTCTTATTTTCTGTTTAATTCCTTCAATGACGATTAATTCTGAATAGATTCTTTCGGCTGTTATTCCGATGTTTTCGAATAGCTGTTCTTTTGGATCTTCTTTGAACGCTTTGTCTTGAAGATATTTCTTTTTCTTTGCTTGATTCCAGATTTCGCTTTTTTGGTGTTGGTGAATTTGCTTCGCTACTTGTCGCGCGATTGCGTTGGCGTGAAAAATGTCGCCTTGCCATTCAGCGCAAACGATTGACTTTCTGTAAATATCAATTGAAATGTTT